TAGCAAGCATACAAGAGTTTGCTTTACATAGAACGCCACAAAGCGCTTTATAATATGTTTAAAGCTTTGGTAACTATGTGCGTAATTGGAGCGCCTAATAGTTGCGTAACATTAGAGGATCAATATGGGCCTTATGAAACAGAGTTTGATTGTAAACAAAGAGCGTTGGCTATTAGTAGACAAGTTAATGAATCATATCCTTTATGGAAACCATTTAGATATCAATGTAAAAAACTACCAGCAGGGAGATTAAAATGGAAAATATGGTATTAGATGCTTGGAATGAGCTAAGTTATGTTGAAGGCGTTTTATTTACTGTCTGGTTATTTGTGCTTTATTATGGCAAGGTATGGATAGACAGCAAGTTTAAAGGGAAGGAATGCACATGCTTACGGCGTTAATAGGACCTGTATCTAATCTTCTTGGCAAGTTTATAGAAGATAAAGACATGAAGAACAAGTTGGCACATGAGGTGGCAACTATGGCAGAGAATCATGCACAAGAACTGGCAAAAGGTCAGCTAGAGATTAACAAAGCAGAGGCTACACATAGGTCTATCTTTGTAAGCGGATGGCGCCCTTTCGTTGGTTGGACATGCGGTATTGCCCTATGTTGGCACTTTGTACTTGCGCCTGTTACTATGTTTGTTTGTTCTTATTTAGCAGTAGAAATACCAGAGCTTCCAACTTTTGATATGGGTTCGCTTATGACGGTTTTAATGGGAATGCTCGGATTGGGGGGATTGCGCAGTTTTGAAAAGTACAAAGGATTAACTAAATGAGTTTATACAGAAACATACAAGCTAAGAAAAAAAGAATAGCCGCAGGTAGTGGCGAGAAGATGCGTAAAGCAGGTGCAAAAGGAGCGCCTACTAAAAGTAACTTTAAAAGAGCAAAGCAGACAGTTAAGAAAAAAACATAAAAGTTTACGTAAAGTTTTGGAGACAATAATGGATATAGAAAAATTAAGAGAAGAAATAGAAACAGACGAGGGAAATGTATCTGAAATATACCTTGATCATTTAAAATTACCAACTTTTGGTATAGGTCATCTTGTAAAAAAGACAGACCCAGAATATGGTATGCCGGTTGGTACGCCAGTAAGTAGAAAACGTGTAAATAGCTGTTTTAATGAAGATATAATAGGAACAATAGAAGATTGTGAAAAGTTGTATAAAAATTTTTATAAGTTACCAGAAGAAGCGCAATTAATTTTATGCAATATGATGTATAATTTGGGGTACACAAGACTCTCAAAATTTAGTAAACTAAAGGCAAGTATATCTATAATGGATTTTGGTGAATGTGCAAATCAGATGCATGACTCAAAATGGAGAGTGCAAGTGCCTAATAGAGCGAAAAGATTAATTAATCGTATGAAGGCGTTAGGAGAGTAAAATGTTACCAGCAATATTAGGCTTAATGGGTTCTTCTTTAGCTACAGCAGGAGTTCTAGGATCTACAATGGCATCAATGCCTTTCTTAGCCAGTGCTATGGGATCAGGTATAGGCTCTTTATTACAAGGTGGATCTAGCAAAGATGCTTTAGGTGCAGCAGCTTTAGGTGGTTTAGGTGGTTATTTAGGTGGTCAAATGGCCGGAGGAGCAGGAGCTTTACCGGGTACATCTGCTGCTTTAGGTAATACTGCACCAACAATGGCTCAAGCCAACGCTTTATCAACAGGCGCAGCTGCAGATTTAGCAGCAGCTAGTCAAGGAATGGGTATAGCTGGATCAGGAGGTCCGGGTGCAGGAATAATGGCTAATCTTACTAGACCAGAAGCTATAGGAGCAGGTTTGGCAGGTTTAGCCGCTCCAATGCCAGAATATAAAAAACCAGAAGAAGAAGAAAAAATATATCCAAGAGGCATGCCTATTAAAAACACATCTATATTTCCTGAAATGGGTTATGATGCAGGTAAAAAAGGTGAATTTGATTATAGGATTGCAAAAAACTATGCTGAAGGTGGAGAATTAGAAGGAGAATCTCCAATGGATATGGGTATAGGAGGTATGCAAGAAGGAGGTATGAATGACAAAGAACTTATTAGTAGTGCTATAGATGTAATACAAGGTGAAATAATAGACACAACTAAACAACAAGTTATATTAGCTCAATTTGTATCTCAATTTGGTCAAGATGCCTTAAAAGATCTTATAGCTAGAGTTGAATCTGGAGATATTCCTGCAGCTACACAAGAAGGAGATGGTAAAATAAAAGGTGCTGGTGACGGCATGGCAGATATGGTTCCAGCTACTATGGAAGGTGATCAAGATGTTTTACTTAGTGACGGGGAGTTTGTTGTTCCTGCTGATGTTGTTAGTGGTATAGGAAACGGATCATCTGATGCAGGCTCTAATAAGTTAGAAGATATGATGGATAGAGTAAGAAAATTAAGAACTGGTGGTACCGCACAACCACCTGCAATACCTGACGAGATGATGTTACCTGCATGATCTTTACAGCAATACCTAGAGAAGCTCTAGACGTTGTTTGGCAGGATGTAGCTACAATGCTTGCAAAGGCAGTTGCTACAAGTAATGGTAAGTTTCATATAGATGATATTTACCGTGATATAGAGAATGGTACTTATAGTTTATGGCTTGCTATAGACAAAGAATTAGAAGGAAACAAAGTGGTAGCCGGTATAACAACAAGAGTAATTGCATATCCTAACAAAAAATCTTTAGCTATGGATTGGATAGGAGGCAATAGAATGGCTGAATGGATGCCACTTGCTATGGAAAAATTAACAAAATTTGCTACAGACTGTGACTGTTGTGCTTTAGAGGGTTATGGTAGAAAAGCATGGGGTAGAGTATTAAAAAGATATAACTGGGAGCCAGATTATATTGCTTACAAAATGGAGATAGATAATGGGTAAAGGTTCTAAGGCACCGCCACAACAAACAGAACAAAATATAGTACAAAGTAATTTACCTAAATACTTTGAGCCATATGCCATTGATATGATGAAAAGGGCTGAAGCTGAGTCTAAGCGTGAATACACTCCATATGAAGGACAAAGACTTGCTGATGAGAATACAGATACCGCAAGATCAAGAGAGATGGCAAGAGCAGCCGCAGAAGGTGGTATAGCTGGATTAGACACTGCACAAGCGGGTACATCAGCAGGTATGAATAGAGCGTTATCTGGTATGGGATATCAGTCTCAAGACTTTGATTCTGCACAAGCTCAAAAATATATGTCTCCATACCTACAAAACGTATTAGATGTACAAAAAAATCAAGCTGTATTAGATTTTAATAGAGGTCAAGCTGATCGTAACTTTGCAGCTAATCAAGCTGGTGCATTTGGCGGTTCTAGACAAGGTGTTCAACAAGCATTAGCAGGTGAGGGTTTACAAAGACAACTTGCAGAAATACAAGCTACAGGTCAGCAAAAAGCATTTGAGCAGGCGCAACAACAGTTTGGAGCAGACAGAGATGCTAGAGCGCAAGCAGAAAAGATGGGACTATCTGCCGCAGAAAGCTTATCTGGTCAATCAGCGCAGCTTGCTGCACTCGGTGAAAAGGCAAGAGCAGGTGATATAGAGTCAGCTCAATTACTAGAAAAGATATCAAAAGATAGAATGGCTAGAGAGCAAGCAGGATTAGACTTGTCATATGAAGACTTTGTAAGGCAAAGGGATATGCCAAGAGAAGACCTTACATTCTTGTCCTCAATATTAAGAGGTGTTCCAGTTCAACCGTCTACAGAGACAACCAAGCTACAAAACAGAGACCCTTTCCAAGACTTATTAGGAACGGGCATAGCTGGTCTTGGTTTATATAAAGGGATAACAGGATAATGATGAATCTATTACAAGTTCAAGATGATTTAAAAAACTTCTCTCAAGATCAACTTGTAAAAGAAATGCAGCAACCTAGTGGAACTACACCACAGTTTCTTGTTTTATCTGAACTAAACAGAAGAAAAAGAGTTAAGGGTGATTTAGAAGCTAGACAAGCACAAAACCAACCTACAGTAGCAGAAGAAGCCGTAGCATCAGCAGGTGTGCCTCAATCAAGTATGATGGGTATGCCAGAAGCTATG